CCCCCAAGGTCACGCTCGTGTTCAGGTCCCCATGCCAACGCACAGTTGCAATTAGGTTGCCAACCCCCGATTCAGGGCATCGGGTGCCCTCCAATCCAACTCGATGTTCCGGGTGTAACCACGGAACAATTCACCTCAGCGGTTCGAAGACAACGGATTCCCACGACTCGGTGTCTGATTCGCACTGCCGCGCAATAGAGTGGGCGGTGTTACTAGATCGACTGCTGATGTTGATGCGGCTGAAGCCGCGCGACGAAAAACCTGTTCTGTCAACCGATTCTTCTGAATGCGTTGCACCTTCTGCGCAAGCGAAACAGTAGAGGCTGAAGCCGAATTCGCAAACAAGCGATCCGGCAAACGAACAATGTCAAGGTTGAACTTAACACCGGTCTCGTCGTTCAGGGTCGCGCCCCAACGTAGCAACATAGGCTTATCAGGCAACGCTTGAATGCGATAAACCTGAACGGAAACAACGTCCTTAGCCTGAGCGTTGGCAGTGTAGAACCCTTTGATGACCGAATTGTCTTGCACAATACTGCCGGTGTTCTCGAGAACAGCCGGCTCCATTCTTGGCGCGACCACTGTGGCCGCAGTATTGTGTTGGGTGAACATGAAATACCCCGCTGTCCCTGCGGGGACAGTCATACAGCTGTACCCATCCGCAGCGCTAGAGGTACCAAAAGCCAGACTGTTCCACATGTATGTGGGATCATCAAGGGGCGGTGTGCATAACCAGACGCCACCATTGATGGTCAAAGGTATAGCGTCAAAGAAACGCTCTTGATAAGTAACAGTCTTCTTCTCTTCGTCCACCTCGGTAATAGGTAGAGTCGCGACAACACTGCCAGACGACTCCACCTTTGGGGCCATGAGTGTTAGCTTGTAGCTCACCCACAGCTCCCCCAAGTAGTAGGCACCAGGGAATCCCACAGTTGCCAAGTTGAACACTGCGTGGTCATACTTGGCCAGGTCATCCGGAACGCCCACTGTTCGCACGAGCAAGTTACCAAACACATTCTTGGTACGGTCACACTCCATGGGGAAGATGTGATCCTCACTCGGCTTGCCCGAACGCGCACCACTCAGCGAGAGGAATTCGAGCTTCGATCCCGGTGCTTTGTCGTACACGTTCGTCTGAAACCCACCCATCACAGTGCCCAAGCCAAGATTCTCAGTGTTGGCGATGGCAACGGACGAAGTGGACCGTAGATAGAACACAAGCCCATCAATACGGTATTTCTGGAAATTGCTGGCCACGCCAGCAAGCCACGGGAATGTCTCGGGCAGGCCAGGGTTGACGTGAAACTGCGTCAATTCCCAGTCGGTCGACCCGGTGACATCTCCTAGATATTCTTGATGCGAATAGGTGATACCATAATCCTGCGCGGAATTCACGCGCGGTACAGGCTGCGCTAATATCGCATTTGACCGGACCGGAGTGTACGCTCCGGCACCCACAAGTTTGCGGATACCGTCAGCGACCATGCCAGAACCAGGCCAAATTGTGTTGGCGATGCCGCCGGCCACCCCCAACAGAGGGCCAGCGGCCTTCTTGAAGAAGCCACCAACATCATCAAAGAATCCACCTCGCCCACGCAGGACGCGTGGGCGGCCTCCTGGGTAATAAGCACCCCTACCGGTCATACCCCCAGGGTAGTAAGCTCCCTTTCCTCGCACTTTACGCACGCGCTTAGTCGACTTGGCGACACGCTTCGGCATATTTTATGAACGCCAGGCTACATAGGAGTTCCAGCAATCGAGCCAGCTGTCGGGACATCGCGAATGCACCGACGAAAGATCCAAATAATGGAGCGGGCCCGTAAAGGTACTTTCCATAGTTATCTGGGTTTGGCGAGGGATGTGATAAATGGCCGTCATGGCGGCACGCGTCGAATCCCGCACGTGAGATGGGGCGAACCGAGCACCACGCTCAAGCTTGTGTTGGTTCCAACCTCGATCTTCATCGAAGACGCGGGACAACTTGTATCCGCTATTTCGGCAACAGTCAACCACCCAGTCGGCGAACGGGCCGAGGATGGGACAATCTGGGAATTCAGCCTTGAGAGAGAGCGCTTTCGTGAACAACAAACTCCACCGAACCCGCGGCGAGCGGGTACTCGAGCTGGTCCAGCCGAATTTAACTATGCGCTCAATAGGATCAGTGATCTGTATTAAATCATCTCCAAAGCGAATCTTGCAGAAACCGGCGTCGCTGATTGAATCGAACAAGTCGATTTTAGCAACGAAGCCGAGATCTGCGAACTCCTCGACGGTCGGGGGCGGGCCAGCCAATGCGAATAGGCCATCATCTCCCTCGACCACGCCGATCGGGTCATAGCCGTGGTGCAAGCACACAAAACGGACCATGAGCAGATTGATCAAGGCATTCGAGAAGCTAGTATTCAAATCGCCCGAACATCGGCCGTGGTGGACGGTGGCAACCCACTTGCCATAATCTAAATGGCGCGGAGCCTCGCACGACGACCGGAAATAGGCGCACTCGGCCGGGGCAAGATGCCCGGCCAGGTGAGACACTAAATAGGACTCGATTCCGACGGCATACTCCCGCAGCACGCCAGATTCAAATGAAGAGAAGTCAAGTCCGAGGTACTGTGCACTATGCAACCGCGCCATCAAGGCAGCGGATCGCAAATGAGTCGGAACACCTTTCATCAAATAGGGCCGAAACTCCCGATACACAGCATGCTCGACCGATTTCATCAACGGTCCTAGGTAGGTCTTTTCTTCCATGGTACAAGCGTGTATTCCACGCGGATATTTGTACCCGGGATAACGCTCAGTCTTGGTAAAGCCTTGTTTGGCTCCAGGACGAGATGGGGGTTGCCCCTGCAATTTCTCGAATGTGGCGTCCAAGCGGCGTATGGCTGCAAGTGTATAACTGCTGTCTTGATACCACTCGGCACGCGACATGATATGCGTAAGGGGCAAAATGTGATCGATAATACGCTGGGCGTAGGCGACGAACTCCGACACGGCAAATGGGTTTGAAACAGTGGTGCGACAGAGCCTATACTCTAGGCCAGCGCGCTGTGAATCACCGTTGCGAGTGTCGGGGGCAGGAAGTGCTGCGCCAAGTAGACAACAACCGAGGTCATAATACATGACACGGCGATCATCACAGCTCGTGTCGCGAACGCGGATTGAATGAGGTTGTTGAGACGGGAGAGGAGCCAGCTGTTGTTCGTTGACGCGGTAACCATACTGGATGAAACGCCCCGACTGGGGCCGAACACGTTTCCCTGCTGAAAGGTACTAAGTGACGCGCGACGATCAAGAACATAATCAACTGACTCACGATCACAATTTAAGGTGTCGACAATCTGGCCATTGGGTAACACGAATCGGCCGGCGGGCTTTATAACATCCTTGGAGAATCGGAGTTGTTGCACAACATCATCGACATCACACAAGTTGTCCTTCACTACACTCTCAGCCACCGCAATGGCCGAGCCCGACACAGCTACTTCGGTTTCC